CATGAGCTTACGCGTGGTCGGGTCTGCCTCACTTGCCACACTTGCCAAGATCGCACGCAAGGCAGTACCAGCCTGCTCTCCCTGGAAGCCGGCATCATACAATGCAGACAATGCGCCGACAGTCTCCTCAAGGCTCAATCCCATTGCTGATGCAACAGGGCCAACCTGGCGCATGCCTGCGGTAAGCTTGTCCATGTTCGCCATGCTGTTTGCTATCGATGCGGCAAACACGTTTGATATCCTGGTTGATTCCTCAGCGGCAAGGTTGTACTGGTTAAGCGTTGCTACCGTTATCTGTGCCGCTTCGCTGAGACTCGATTGGGTAGCACCAGCGAGCATAAGTACACCGTTGAGCGACGCTATGCTTTCCTCTGCGCTCATACCGCCTGATGCAAGGTCATACAATGCGTCAGCGGACTGGCTGGCGGTGAACCTGGTTGTCTCGCCCGCTTCCTTGGCTGCCTCGCTCAGCTGTTGGAATACCTCGTCGGTTCCCATGACGACGGATTGAACGTTTGCAATGCTCTGTTCGTAATCGCCCGCTACCTTGATTGATTGCTTCATTGCCACGGTTATGGCAGCGAATGCGGCAACACCTGCAAGCTTTGTCGCGTTGAAGCTATCTGTGAATGCATCTTCTGTGCGCTTCGCATTCGTCTGGCTTGATGTACCGATCTGGTCGAGCAACCGCTCTACGCTCTTGACATCACCACTCAGCTTGTCGAGTCTTACCCTAACACTGCTATATATGGAACCAGCATCAATCGCCATCTGCTATTTCCCTTTTCTTGTTGTGGAAAATTGTCCACGCTCTCTGGTTTATGTCACTGCGCATGAAATCAGTGAAACGCCCATGCAGGTGATCTGCAGGGTTGTCATTCCCAAGCTTTGCCTCTACAGCTGCTCTGTAAAGTACTTCTTCTGATACGTCCTTGATATCTGATTTGTCGACACCAAGAGCATAGCATACTACCCCATTGAGAAAATCATCGGGCAACAAGAGATTAGCCCTGATCTGCAGGCGTGTAATTTCCTTGTCGAGTGCTTCTGCTTCCTTGCCACCGTCGAGTAATGCGAGCTCTTCGTGCAGATTGTGGAGTGCCTTGTTCATTTCCTCTATGTTGATCCCCTCTTTGATGGTATCAATGATCTCCTGATACGTAGGGCAATGGAGGGACTTCTTCGCGATATTATGCATTACCTCGCTGTAACCGACAATCTCATCGAGTGTCGGTTTCTTTTTTAAGCGCATCTTGTCCTGCATTGTCTCAATGAGTGATATATCAGTACCGCCACATGAGTATATTTGTGCTTGTGTGAGTTCTCGCAACTGCACCTGCACAGGATTGCCATAGAATGGCAACGTTAATATGGGGAATTGCGCGTCATGGAATTGTTGTAACATGGGTACTCCAATGGGGAGGGTTTCCCCTCCCCTAGAAAATTGGTTACACGTTCTCGATGTCAAGTGCGTTGAACGCCGCTACAGTAAGCTCCTCGCGCTTCCATGCAGGGTGCTCAACACCGTCTGAGTCGACCCATGTCTTGCCCTCAATGGTGTACGGATCATTTGACCAGCCACGTTCCCTGGTCTTCTCACCGCCCATGCCCTTGCACTGGTCACAGGTGATCTTGCGATACCCAACGAGGTCTCCCTCGTAATTCTGACCCTTGCGATATTTGGCATAGAAAGCCTCGATCATCACGACAGGACGCTTTGTCGAGAACACAGGAGAGCTGATGTTTCCATCGGCATCAATCGGGGTGCCCTCGAGCAATCCCAGCATTTCCCAATCCTCAGCAGTGTCCACAAGATTTGCCGTAAATCCCTTGTAGTAACCGTCGGTGATCACTTCGGTATCGAATCCCCAAGCATCAGTTGTGGTGATTCTTTCCCCTTCCTTGCGGACCGGAGACTGGCTGAAACTCTGCATCGTATCGGATACGAGCAGCTTCACCCCGAAGCCCTGGCCGATCATTGCCAGCTCAGCAGCTTCCCCGTACACCTGCAACACAGTTGCGGTTGCATGTGCGATCACAAGCCTGCCGCTGGTAACGTCCTTCTCTGCAGTGAGCGCGATTGTCCCTGCAGTGAATGCGGCAGTGAGCGCAGTCACCAACTCATCAACAGTTACAGCAGTCTCGTCAACAGCTGCATCGAGGTCGATATCAACATCAACAGCTGCAGCGTCGTCAATCTTGATGGTCATTGGTACAGCGGCAATCGAATCAACCCCACTGTAGTCAAACGGTCCAGCCCCACCAACGATATTATCAGCCGTTGGGATGGATAAGTCGTCATTAACTGCGCGCAAGCGCAAATAATGCAGTCCAAAAGCATACCGTGCATTCTTTTTCAGTGCCATAATAAAAACTCCTTCTAGAAGAAAATCGTTGGCGACAAATAGGTCCGTTCCATGGCTATCGTACCGTCGTCATTATCTACAATTGTACCAGACATTTGACCATCTGCATAGATGCGTTGCCAATTGCCAAGATAAGTCTCATCCTCGAAGTTATCAAGCAATGCCTGTGCCTCGGCCATGAAGGTCTTGAGGAATATATTCCCGCCTGCGGCAACGTGGATTATCACTCGATAGATCGTTCCCCTGTCCAGTGGATCTGATTCTTCCTTCACCACAATATAAGGAGCGGCCGGCATCGGCTTCGCCTTGCCATACGGCACCACGTTCTTGATTTTTCCTTCTTTCAACTTTGCTACTATCTTCGTTATCATGCGTACAATTTCTCCAATCGTGCCTTGAATTGTGGCATGTACTCGTTTATGATCGGCCTCAATGCTTCGTTCTGCCGATCGTTGGCTAATTCAAGATATACTCCGTATTGTATAGCGTGCGCTAGAAAAAACCCAAGTACCTGCCCTCCCTCTTCCTTGAACGCCTGGGAGAAAACGGTATCCTTTGCAATGTTCGTCTGGTTTATCCAGTAGGTACCCATCTCCTGATGGATACGGAAATGCCTGAGAACGACCCCCGCATAATAGACACACAGGGCATATACTGCCCGTTCCCTCTTCTCGTATTCGCTCCTAACGTTGCGCTTAACCTTTCCCGTATCTGTGGATGCCATCTGCGTACAACTCCGATGCTACTGCGCTCAGCAGGTCATAGGCTTCAACGAGCGTCAAGAGCTCCTTGTCGGCATACGGATTCATGATGTATGCCTCATCCACATCGGGCATTTGCTTGGCTTGCATCGGATCTGATGCGCTTCCTGGTATCTGCATAGCTATGCCTCCATGATCGCGGCTTCCTTGATGGGAGCCTGGTAGCCCACAATCTCAGAGCCGTAGCTCAACGGGTCAACAACGCCAACTTCCCAGCCTGTGCCCTGGTATGTGAAACGGTCACCCTCATGAATCAGCGTCTTATAGTCGGCAAGGATGAAACGTGCAAGATTTGTCCCAAGCCCGACTGGTTTCGGCTCAAGTTGCGGCACGCTTTTGCTCTCGTGAGATATGCGGACCTTTGCCGTGTACTTCATCGGGTCACCCATAGGAATCTCATCGCCAAATCCATCATCAACCATCGTCAAACGTATGAATCTGAGCCTGCTCGGGTTAGCATTGATCTGTGCCATGATCCCCTGTCTTGCTTGGCTTATCACAGTGTAAAACCTCCGCAGATATCAGGTTGCTTGCTCTGGCCCATACGCCCTGTGTCCTGTCCTGTATCAGATTTCTTCTGGGCCTTGCAGTCGTTGGAAAGCGCCTTGTAGAAGTTATAGAGCTCAACAAGCGTATTCCACTCGGTTGTTTCTGTTCCGGTCGTCAGGCGCTTGATCCGCATTTCCATTCCCAGATTCTTGGCTATCTCAAAATAGCACCTACACTCGGCATCATCACCGTAAGTGGTGATCATCGCATCAAGGGTTGCATCACTGAGATACAGGGAAAGACGCTCACTATCGCTGTTGTAATATTCATCCTCAGCAACGCGATAGCAGGTCAGCTCATCAGGAGAAGCAGGAACTGCACCCTCAATGATCTTTGGATATCCATGCGGGTCTTTTATCCTGATTCTCAGCTTGATAACTTCTTGTGTATTCATATGAACATTATGATTGACAAATACTGAATTGTCAACGATACTATAGGTACATACATCTGGATCTGCTCATAGACGTTTCCGTTCTCCTTTTCCCCATTGGGTTTTATTGTTCCCCAATGGGGTTTTTTATGCAGATTAGTTGTTGACAGATTAAACAATGAGTAATATGATTAATCATCAAGAACGAGAATAGCTTTGACAACTATAACAAGGAGGCATGATATGAGACGCCACATTTGGATTGGATAAACAAATAACATGAAACAAAAGACTGAATGAAGCCACTCTAAAAAAGAGTGGCTATTTTTGTTTCTGTAAGGTGGGGACTAAAACCATATTTTTTTTATGTATTTCCTTATGCTGTAAGAACAATATAGTGGGGACTAAAAATTGAAAAAAGGGTGGAATTTCTTCCACCCAAATCTTTTGCTTATCAGGCTTACGCTTCGGTCGGGAGTGTGATCTCGATGATGAAACCCTCGCCGGTTGTTCCAGCAGCAGGATAGGAGCTTCCCAGGAACTGCTTGTAATGCTCAGCCTGCACCCCGTACCATGCTTTCTCTTCAGTGGAAAGCTGGAGCACGCTTCCGCGTCCGGTTTCCATGGTAAGAGGTCGCTTGGTCGCTACCCAGAATGCTTCACGAGGAACAAACAAATAGGCTTTGCCCTGCTCGACACCAGGATAAGACAATTTCTTCTTTCCCCATGTCTTGCCATCGAGAATGCCGTGGTCGTATTCGATGATGGTGTCGATTGGTAAGCTCTGCATGTTCAAAGAACCAATGGTTCCATTCCCGCTTCCCAGCTGGCCGTTGATCACGCGCTCGATATCCCATCTGTCCGCGCTGTTGCACAGCAAGGTCATGGACGGAACAGCAATCTTGTTCTTGGTCTGTGGGTCTTTCAATCCACGGAGCTTCTTGATTGCCTTGCGCATGGTGTTGTACATGAGCACATCATAGGTGGCGTCAGCGGTCGCATCAGGAGCCTGTTTCTGGGTTGCATGGTAGGTTGCACCAACAATGGTTCCGATGGTCGCGGCGTTACGCTTGTCCGTATACGCATTGACTGCTGCCTTGTTGGCCTTCTCGATGTCACGCAGTTTGTTGAACAACAAGTTCTTCAAGCTGTCCTTCCAGCCGATGGCAAGGATCTTCATTGTCAGGGTATCAGTGGTTCCCAGCTGTTGCTCAATGAGAGGAACACTGTCATTTGACCCACTGATCTCCTGCATCTCACCGACATAGTCGTAGAGCTCACGCAAGGTGATGCTCTCAGGGAAATCGAAGTCAACAATCTCGGTTGCTACCAGATTGGTGAGATCCCCGCTTTCCTGTCTGCGTCGGGTGATGTCGATAAATACCTTCTGCAGGAGCTCTTCAAGGGTTGCTGGGCTCGGTGCCTGGGCGGCGTTGGTTGCCATCTCTTTCTGGGCCTTTGCCTGCAATTCCTTGATTTCTCCCCAGAGCTTGGCATGGCCCTCAGAGCCTTCCCACACAGTATTGGTCATGGGAACGATCAGCTCTTTCCCGATGATGTTTGCATGTGGGTCTTTGATGTTATCGTCAGCCTTTCCACTGAAGATAGCCACATTGGTTGCCATCTTCTGCTTGACACGATACTCTTTCAGACCGTCCTGGTCAAAAACATTCAAGTGTCTCATAATTTACACTCCCTTATGCAATGTAACCGAAAACGGTCACGATAAGATCAGATCCGGTGCCATTGGCATCGGCCACAATTTCAAGGCCCTTCTCAGCGGTGAAACCAGCTCCCTGTGCGATAGGATCGGCAAGGGTTGCGTCAGCGATGGTAAGATTCGCATTTGCTACAAGGTCTGCAACTGCGAACGATGCGCCTTCAACGTCCGCACTGTCCTTGACAAGCACTTCGGTTGCGGTTGCCCATTCGGTTGCACCATCGACAGAGGCGAAGATGCTATGGATATAGACCTTCTTCCCAGCCGGTACCTTTGCATCAGCAAGCAATACAACTTCAGTTGCCCCTGCGGCACTGGTAAGTGTAGCGGTTGCAATGAAGGGAATGCCTGCCTCAGCGGTGATCGCTGCGATTGACAACTCGGCTGCATCAACCTCTGCCTGGATATCAACCAGGGAAGCGGGAACAACTTTTGCGTAGCGCTCTTTTTCGAACACGATTACGCCATCGCTGTTCTTTGCCTGGAGCAGATAGCCCACAAGGTAGTAGGTAGCGGTGATTGTGTCGCTGAACGTCTCGGTTGTGGGGTCCCAGTAAACAGCAGCTCCAACGGTTGCAAACGTGTTCTCAGTTTCGTGCAGCTCGTCGGTCTGGATCTGGATTCCTTCCTCAATGTGGAGACTCCCCACTTCTCCGTCGGCGATTGCCTCGTCGGCTACTGCAGCGTAGGGTCCTACGATCGCAAACTGGTACTGCTCGAGGTCACCACCAGTCCCATTTTCGATGCGAACGTGGTCGCACATTTCTTTTTCGATGTAAACTTTCATGTTTTCCCTCTCTCTTAGTAGCTAACGACGATCTTCTCACCGTCGGTCGGTTTTGGATTCGCAGGAGGATCAACAACCTGGTTCACCCCGGCTGCACGCTCAGCTGCCAAAGCAACAGCAATCGGCATCTTCCTGATCTCATCGATGGTCTTGCCCTTCTCTGTCTGCTCATCAGCATACAGGCGCAAATTCCCTTCCTTGCCGAATGCCTCATCAAGCTGTGCATTCAAGGCGGCCTTCTCGGCTTCCTTTGCTTTTTTGATGAGCTCTGCAGGATCATTCTCACCCAATGCATCGAGCGCTGCCTTCTGCTTGTCGGTGATCAGCTTATCCTTTGCACCGAACAGGTCGAGCGCACCATCAAGCTTGAACTCTCCGCTTTTCACGAAGTCCTTTGCTGCGGTCAGAAAATCTTCGAATTTCATCTCTTCTTCCTTCGGCTTCTCAGGCGGGGTGCCGAAATAGGCGGCCACACTCTTCAGCCTTTCGTGGTATTTGTATTTCTCGATATCAAGCACGTTGCTCGCCTGATCACTTGCCTTGCCAGTCTCAAGGAAATCAGTTGCAAATCCTGCGTCCACAATCTCCTTTCCATAGTACCAGGTCTCTTCGTCCATGAGCTTGAGCACTTCCTCAAGCGGCTTTCCGCTGAAACGCGACAATCGGTCGGCGATGTGCTTGTTCAGCTTCTCCAAGGACTCGGCTTCATTCTGCATGTAGTGGTAATCACCAAAGCACCAGTTGGCCGCATTGTGGACCATGTAGACCGTGATGTCTTGCGCCGTTACTTTCTGGCATGCGGTCGCGATATATGATCCAATACTCGCGACAAGCCCACCCATAAGACATGACTTCTTGCCGGTGTACTTGTCGATCAGGTCATAGATTGCTATGCCCTCGGTTACGACTCCACCCTGGGTATTGAGATGGATCTCAATCTCTTCACCGTCAGCCTCGTCAAGCCATTGCTTGACCATACCTGAGGTGAGGTCATATCCTACGTAGCCTGAAAGATAAATTCGTTTCATATTCTCATTTTCCTTTACAAATCATCATTTGTCAAGTCTATGATATCATACCGTAGTAGGTATCATTCCATTCGTCAAGATAGTCAACGCTCTCTCCATCTGACCAGCGCTTGAGATCGTCAACAAATTCATCAACATCACGTAATCTCGGCATTGTATAACAGCCACATTGCGGATGCGGTTGTATGGGTACATGCTCAGCAGTATAAGGACTGCCATGTGCATAATCAGGGCACGCACAATCCCAATCGGCACGACCTGCTTGCATGATCCAATCGTACAAATCATATGCACCAGGATTGCGCTTCCCTGCTTCAACACCCGCTTCCTTGAGCGATGCGTAGAGTTCGGTTCTCACTAGTCGCATTGCCCGCCAGTCTACATTCTTCGGTATACGTTTTGCAAACTCCTTGGTTCCGGCTTCTAACCTTCCATAACGCTTCATAAGCTTTACCTTGCCATCAGCTATGTACGTGGTCAGATCGTCAGCAATTTTTACAGGGTCCCTTCCCTGGGAAAGCCCTGACAATATCACCTGCTTGATATCAGTTGGGAATGCCTCGCCAACACGCCACACGCGCTCGCTGAATGTGTATCCGTCCGCGAACATGCGCGTCGCCATATTGGTGAGTAACTGTTCGTTGATTTTCACATACATGTTCCTGATCTTCACTGCTGACAGTACGTTGCCTGCTTTCGTGTTTGCATCAGAAAGCCATTTCTCATCAACAGAAGATATCCTGCTCACGGTATTCTCAACAGCAATCGGAGCCTCAACATTGATCGATTCGCTTATGCCAGCCACCCCGGCCTTGAGCTGCAGCTCAATCTGCCTCCAGCTCTGCTGTGTCAAATCAGACGCACCGGTCAGCTCAGCAACCCTCAGCTGTTCGGCTACCTTCTCTCCTGCAGTTATGTATGATTGCTTGATCTGGGTCATTGCCGTCTTGATCTGTTTTGGTGTTGCCTTCCTTACCGACCGGTACGCCGTCTCATATTCCTTGCGTGTCATTCGAATTCGTCCCTTGCCAGGTCGTAGTCTGCATCGCGAAATTGCTTGTGCTTCGCCATAGCTGACAAGCCCTGCTCGAATTCCTCATATGTCTCGATGGTTGCCGCTGGATACAGGTTGTTCCATAGCTCATAGAGCTGCTGCTTGGTAGCAGCACCACCATCAACCAGTCGCGCGGCACCCTCGGCAAATGACTTGAATACCTCTGCCTTGGTCTTGGCTGATAGCTTGTCAAGGTTTCCCCACTTGACCTCGATATCAGGACTGGTTGACTGCATGCTGGCTACGCTCATGAGCCGCACAGACGCCGTGAACAGGCGCTTGTATGCCGCGGTTTTCTGCCCGCGCTTGTCCTCGACGAACAAAAGCAGCAGCCCCATCTGCTCCTCGGCTGATGCAAGATTGCCCTCGACCTTGATTCCCCAGCAAATCTCAGGAACAACACTGCCTTCCACAATCTTGCGGAATGTGCGCTTCAATGCGGATTCATAGGCTTGGTATGCATTGTCAGGGAATTGGAATGTCACTTTCTCGTCGGGAAGATTCAGGAACAAATCAGATTTGGCAATATCCACATCGCCTATGTCCTCGAAGCCATTATTCTTCAGCCATGCCGTTGCATCCTTGCAGTCTACGATCATCTTCGTATTGAATTTTGCCAATGTGGTTGTCTGCATAAGCTCGATGTCATGGTAGTTCTTTAGGTCGTAGACGATGCGCTCATAATCGCTATGTCCCCTCACCTCGGTGGCATCTGAGTTGTTGGAGAAATTGATCGGTAGCTCGCGCGTGATATTTGGTATGATCTCATTCTCGAGCGAAACACGAAGGGTGCTCTGCATCCACTCAGTCTTGATCGTATCCCTGGTGAATGTGCGCTTTCTCACCACACCGGCGGTCATTCCATTGTCAAGACTTATCGTCATTTGCTCTTCGCAGATGATTGTCGACACATCGCCTGTCCTAATGTCACGCATGACCGTGGTAACGCTTGTATCAGGTATGATCTCCCAGTGGAGCTTACGGTCTTCCGCTGAGAAATAGGGCCATACCCAGATGGTGCCGTCGCGATGGCATTCGGTATGGATCTGCTGCATGAGTGTGGAAAACTGCTCGGTCAGATCATTGAGCATATCCTGGACACGGTTG